TTAGCGCCTGTGCCATGTATCGCAAATCGCGATTCGTGGTGCAGGCGTTTTTGTTTTGTCCGGAGGTGAGCCATGGCGAGTTTTGACTACAGCAGCAGTAACCGCAGGTGGCAAAAGCTGCGCGCCTTTGTTCTTCGTCGCGACAAGTGGTGCCGTGAGGCAGCGCGGTACGGCAGGCGTGAGGAAGCAACAACGGTGCATCACATCTGGCCGGCTGAGGATTATCCCGAGTACGCCTACTGCCTCTGGAACCTGATCGCCTTGTCAGCGTCAGCGCACGACGCGATGCACGACCGGAAGACCAGAAAGCTGACCGCAGCAGGTCTGCGCTGGAAAAACAGGACCCCGCCCCCCTCCGCTGCGTAAAGCTAGGGGTTCTTACAGCTGGGCGGGGAGCTCCGTTCACACGCAGCAAGAAATTTTTTTCGGGGCGCAAAATAGGGGCGGCGCTCAGATCTGCGCCCATGCACGCAAGTGCGACGCGCACCCGACGACGCGGATGTGTCCCACGGCCGCAGTACACGGAGGTGAAGTCATGGCCAAGGAAGCAACTTACAGGCAGCAGCTTCAGGATCTTGGCGTCTACGATCCTGCATTTGACCCTGCGATTCATGTTTTGTGCATCCAGGAGCGGGAGCTGAGCCGGGCCATGAAAGCCTGGAAGGCTACAGCCGCTAAGGATGAAGCACCGCTGATCACAGATCCCTTGTACCAGGAGATTTCCAGACTTCGCCGGGATATTCTGGCCCGCCAGGATGCTCTGGGGCTGACCCCGAAGGGCCTGCAGCGTCTGCGTAAAAACGCAGCGCCTGCATCCTCTGATGCCGCTCCTGTTGCCGGCACGCCGAACAAAGGCTTTGCGGATCTCATGAACAGTATCCAGGAGGCCGCACATGGTAAAAAATGAGCAGCTGGTTCTGGACTACGCCGTCAAGACGGTGGACAACCCCCTAGCCTGCCTGGACACCCGGGCAGCGGCCCGCCGATTCCTGAATGATCTGGACTCCGGTCGTTGGGATTGGCGCCCGGAAGAGGCGGAATTCATCATTCTTGCTATGGAGTCCCTGTTCTGCCACCAAAAAGGCGAGGCCATCGATGGCAGCCCCTTGCGGGGCGCACCGTTCCTATTGCAGCCCTGGCAAAAATTCTGCATTTACAATATTTTCGGCTTTTACCTGCCGGGCACCATGATCCGGCGCTTCCTGGAAGCCTTCCACATGCTTCCCCGGAAGTCCGGTAAGACGCCATATAATACCGCCATGGGCTGGTGCGCCGGCCTGAAGTATGCTAAATCCAACTCCATCATCAAGACGGTTGCCGGCTCAATGAAGCAGAACATGGAAAGCTTTGGCTTTCTTAGCTACAACCTCCATCGTTTAGGCCTAACGGCCCATGAAGATATGGCCCACGGCCTCCGGACTCTGGATAGCTCCCTGGGGCACAGCTTTTCAGGCCCCATATGGGATGGCTATATCTCTTTTGATGCCCTGGCATATCGCCCTGACTTATTCGATGCCTTCAATGCAAACATCATCCTGCTGGATGAGCTGGAGCTTTACCGAGATGCGACCCCGTATACGCGCCTGGGTGACGCTTCAAAAGCCTACCGCAACAAGCTGCTCTCCATGATCACAACTGCCGGTGACAAGGGCAGCGGCTTCTGCGCCAGACACATGGTGTACTGCTCCAAAATTGCCCGGGGCGAGATCACCGGCCCGGATGCGGATCGGATCTTCGCTTTCATCGCTAGAGCAGATCCGGATCCGGAAACCGGCAAAGTGGATTATCTCTCCCCGGTTGCCTGGCAGCAGGCCAATCCCAGCTGGGGCGTGACAATCTCCCCAGAAGACATGGAGGCCGCTGCCGTCAAGGCTCAAAACAACCCCCAGACCCGCATGGAATTCTACACCCGGTCGCTGAATGTGTTTGTTAATAGCCTCAGCGCCTACTTCTCCACAGAAGAATTTATTGCCTCTGATCTGCGCTACGATTTCACCCAGGAACAGCTGGCAAAGCTGGTGCCTGCCTGGTATGGCGGCGCTGATCTCAGTAAGCTTCACGACCTGACCGCCGGTGTGATCGTCGGTGAGATCCCCGCAGCCAAGGCAGCGACCGCTGACTGGACACCTCCGGAAGATGTTCTGGTTATTATCCCTCATTGCTGGTTCCCTGTGACAGCTGCCGTCACAAAGGCCCAGGAGGATGAGATTCCGCTGTTTGGTTGGCTGGACGATGGTTGGCTGGATATGCCCAACACGCCCTCCATGAATCCCAAGGAGCCCGTGAAGCAGTTTGCCAAGTGGCGCAGCGAAGGCTTCAAGATCAAGAAAGTCGGCCACGACCGAAAGTTTGCCCGACCCTATGTGGCGGCTATGAAGAAAGCCGGTTTCACTGTTGTGGATCAGCCGCAGCTGGCAGTGGCCAAATCTGAAGGCTTCCGCTACATCGAGCATAAAGCAAAGGTCGGTTGCCTGTACTACTGCCATGCAGAACCGTTCCTTTACTGTGTCGGCAATGTGAAGGCCGTTAAGGATGATGAGATCGTCATTTACGAAAAGATCGAGGACAACAAGCGCATCGATGTGTTCGATGCCGCAGTGTTTGCCTCTATCCGTTATCTGATAGACACCGAAAAGATCACCAATGCGGCGGCCTGGTTCGGTGATGATGACTAAGTGCCCTAATAGGGCACGAGAAAGGAGCCAGTCCAATGGCGCTGTTTCGTAAAAAAATAACTGAAAAGCGTAGCGATGTCGGCGTCACCTTCTTGTCGCTGAATTCTCCCGGCGTTTTGGCAAGTCAGGGATATCACAGGCTGTCTGAGGCTCCTGAGGTGGCTGCCGCAATCTGGACCATCGCGGATCTGGTAAGTTCCGCGCCTATTCACCTGATGGAGAATGCGACCAGCGGAGATATCCGCGTTCGGGATGCGCTGGCGCGAAAAATCGATGTGGACCCCTGGAGCCTCGGCACCCGACAGACCTGGGTGCACTGGATTGTTGAGACAGAACTGACCAACGGTGAAGCCGTAGTTATTCCTAAAACCAACGGTCTCATGCTTGACGATCTGATCCCGGCTGTTGACGCTGCGCTCTATCGCCCTGCAGGAAGCACCTCCTATATTGCCAAGTATAACGGCTTTGATTTTGATTCTGGCAATATCCTGCACTTCCGTCTCCGGCCGGACCCCCTGCAGCCCTGGCGGGGCATCGGTCCGCAGATTCAGCTGCAGCAGGTTGTGGATTCTATCGTCCAGACAGCGGAAACAAAAACCGCCTACATGTCCAGTGAGTACAAGCCGCCTATCGTAATCTCTGTTAATTCCGATAGCCCCCTGTCAGATCCTACCACCCGCAACAAGTTTATAGAAAAATACTTGTCGCGGAAGGATAAGTCTGAGCCCCTTGTAGTGCCGGCTGATCTGATGAACTTTCAGCAGGTAAAACCGCTGAGTTTGACAGACCTTGCTATCCGGGATGGTGTGGAGCTGGATAAGAAGACTGTGGCTTCTGTTTTCGGCATTCCTCCCTTCCTGCTGGGTGTAGGTGCTTTTAACAAGGAAGAATATAACACCTTCATCTCCCGGACAATCGTCCCCATCTGCCGTGGTATCGAGCAGGAGCTGACCAAGAAACTGCTGTACTCCCAGGACAGGTACTTTCGGTTCAGCACCCGCCGGCTTTATTCCTACTCTCTGCAAGACCTGAGTCAAATTTCTTTGCAGATGCGCAATGCCGGTCTGATGACAGGTAACGAAGGCCGCAACTGGCTGGATCTGCCTCCCAAAGACGGGCTGGACGATCTGGTTATGCTGGAAAACTATCTGCCTGCCGACCGTTTGGGCGACCAAAAGAAACTGAACAATACTTTCACAACAAAGGAGGATCCGGAAGATGTTTGACCGAAATGTTGGACGGCAGTACAGGTGCATCCCGGCAAAAATGCTGGTGCGCAGCGATGCGGAAGGCCCTGTGATTGCTTGCCACTTTGCTGTCTTTAATACTCCGACGGAACTTTGGCCCGGCTGCATCGAACAAATTGCCCCCGGTGCCTTTGCTTCCAGTCTTGGCCTTGATGTCAGAGGCCTTATTAACCACGAAACCCGGCTTGTGCTGGGACGCACTTTGGCCGGTACACTTTCCCTGCGGGAAGATGAAATCGGTTTGTATGGTGAGATCAAAATCAATGAGCATGACAGCGACGCCATGAACCTCTACGCTCGCGTCCAGCGGGGTGACGTCTCCCAGTGTTCCTTTGGTTTCGATATTGTAGCTGAGGATTACGTTGTGAGTCCCGACGGGCAGACGTGCACGTGGACGATTCGGGATGTAAGACTCTGGGAGGTTAGCGTCGTCACTTTCCCGGCCTATGAAGCAACCAGCGCCATCGCTCGGGCATCTGGTGATACAACTTCTCTCAAATCTGCCCGTCTGCAAAGACGGAAAAAAGAGCTTTTAGAAAGGATCAAAAATCATGCTTAAAATTATGGTTCTCCGCAAGAGACACAAGAAGATGCTGGAAGACGCTGCTGCGCTGCGTGGCCAGCTTTCCACCTTTAAGACCCGTGAAGCTGATCTGGCCGCCCAGGTTGAGGCCGCAACCACCGATGAAGAGATCGCCGCTGCTGCCGCTGCTGTTGCAGAGATGGAGAATGCTCAGAAAACCGCGCAGGAGCGGCTGGACACCATCATCTCCGAGGCCGAGGCCATCCAGGACGAAATTGCCGCTGCTGAAGCCGCTGCCGAAGCTGCAGGCGCAGGTGATCCCGGCACCGCCGGTGATGAAGGCCGCGCTTCAAGCGCTTCTTTCCAGCGCCGCTGCCAGGAATTTCAGCGCACTGGCCGCATGATCTATCAGAGCGCCCGCTCCATGATCACACGCACAGCTGTGACTACCGGCTCCAACGGCGTCATTGGCCCCACTGGTGTTGGCGGCATCAACGATGCTGCCGGCAACACCGTCTCCGATTTTATCGATCTGATGAAAATCACCGATGCCACCGGCATGGCTGCCTACAAGGTCGCCTACATGTCCGCTGACTCCACTGCCGCTGCCCGTACCGAAGGCACTGCACTCTCTGATTCCTCTCCCACCTTCGGCTCTGTTCAGCTGACGCCTCAGCTGAAGGGCATTATCGCTTACATCTCCCGCGAGATTCGCAAGCAGTCTCCCCTGCAGTATGAGCAGAAGGTCAACGAATCTGTCAGACGCGCTCTGCGCCGGATTCTGTCCCAGCTGGCCATCACCAAGATTATGGCCTCTTCCCTGAACACCACCATGAGCATCACCGGCGCCTCCGGTGCCGCGCTGTTCACCCCCGATCTGCTGAGCAACATCATCCTGGCCTACGGTGGCGACGAAGGTGTTGACGGCGCTGCTGTTCTGGCCCTGCCCAAGGAAGACCTGAAAGCTTTTGCCGCTGTCCGCGGCAAAAACGAGTATTTGCCTGTGTACTCTATCGTTCCCGATGCTTCCAATCCTTCCATGGGCGTCATCAAGGACAACAACGGTCTGAGCTGCCGTTACTGCCTGAACAAGAATATTCCTGCCCTGTCCACCGCAACCCTGTCTGCCACCGCCAAGAAGGGCATGTTCTACGGCAATCCCCAGTGCGCAGAGATGGCGCTGTGGGGCGGCGTGGACGTCAACGTCAACGAAGGCTACAAGTTTGGTGAAGGTCTGCTGACCATTCTGGGCGAAGTCACCGCAGACGCTGACGTTACCACCCCCAACGGTTTCGTCGTAGTCAGCGCAAAGAGCGCCTAATTCCACTCATTCACAATCCGGTGCCCTAATAGGGCACCGGGTACAATAACGAAAGGAGACTCATATGCCCCTTACCGCTTCAAAAGTCAAGACGCCGTTGGGCATGCAGACCCTTGACTTCTGGCCTATTTCTTCGGAGCCTGAAAAGTCGCATCCTGTCTATGGTGACCCCGTTAATCTGGGCGCTGCAGTCAAGGGCTATCTCACTGTTACCACCGCATCTGCAACCATTTCCGGCGATGATATTATCCAGGTCGAGGATGAAGTATTTACCGGCGGCCAGCTGGATACTGAAACCACCATGAGCGATCTGCAGGTCAACGCGACGCTTTTCGGCCATACATGGTCTGATACCGATGGTGAAGAAAGCATGGGTTCCGACCGTTCTAAGGCTGGTGGCGTGTCCTTTATCGAGCCCATCCTGAAAAAGGACAAAAGCATAATCTATCGCGCTACCTGCTTGCGTAAGGCAACCGCCATGCCTTCCAGTGAAAAGCAGGAAGCAGACACAAAAAAGGCCGGTGAGCTGAATCCCAAAATGAACGCTGTGTCTTTCAAGCTCACGGAGGACAATCTTCAGTCCTGGCGCGTCCGCAATGACTTTGCAACTGCTTCCGCCGCGGAAGCTTTTATCAAAAAGACCTTTGGTGCTGCCACCTAAGATCACACACACAGAGCCCGGCAGCGCGCCGGGCTCTTTTGCTAGAAAGGAGGCCCGTAATGGCCGAAACTCCCCTCAACTTTTCCGCAACTGCCATGGCGCTGCTGAAGGCCGATCTCGGCTTCTTTGATTCGGAGATTCCTGAATCTATGGCAACTTACCTGCAAAGTCTGCTTACCAAAGCACTTTCCGATTTTAGAGAAATGAAAATCTTTCTGACGCCCGGCGTGCTGTCTGATGACTTTGATCAGGCCACTTATGCCGCATGGCTGTACCGCAACCGGGTCGCCGGCGCAGACAAGACTGAGATGCTGAAAAGTATTAAACGGAACCGGCAAGTCAATCAAGCTCTGGGAGGCACGGAGGGCAGCACATGATCTACGATACGCCAATCATTATCGCCAAACTTCCGGACACGGTTGGAACAATCTTGCAAGGAAAGCCCCAGCGGATGTATGGTGCTTTTTGCGGAGAGAAGGAGGTCTACCACCGCAGATATTGGGAATCCGTTCAGGCCGATTCCCGGATAGACCGATTGGTAGAAATGCCGCTGCATCGCACAGTGGATGCCGGAATGTACACAGTATATAAAAACCGTCTCTATTCCATCGAGCAGGCGCAGTTTGGGAAAGACGAAAATGACCTGCCTGTTACCGTCCTTTCTTTGAAAAGAGTGGAGGTGCCGTATGACGTTAAAGAAATTTGAAGACGGTCTGAAATCGGCCTTCCCGGATGTCTACGAGACGGCTGCGCCGAAAGGCAAGCAGCGTTTTGTTGCGTGGCACCGCTACGGCAGATCTTCTGTATTTGGCGACAACAGAAATCAGGTTGACGCTCCGAAGGTCCAGATCGATATTGTAACCAATATCGAAGATGATCCTTTG